AGCACAACGAGGCGGTCCGCCAGCTCCGCCTCTGCCGGGCGGAGTACCGCCCCAACCGCACCGTTCGCTGGCACGTAGACCCCAGCCAGGGCCACGACGACTACATCGCCGCCGCCGCCCTGGCGGTCGAGGCCGCCACCAAGGCGCAGCCCCGCCACGCCCGTGGTAGAATCCCCTGAGAGCCATGCCCGCCGAGACGCCGCTACCCCAGATCCTCAAGACCCGCGACAAGGACCGCCTGCAGCAATACACCGATGCCCTCGCCTTCTACGAGGGCAAGCAATGGCCGGCCCCCGACCCCCGCACCCGCAGCGCCCGCCGCCTGACCCTCAACTACGTCAAGACCATCGTCAGCAAGACCTCCACCTACGTGATGAAGGGCGCCACCGTCAACGCGGTCCCCCGATCGGACAGCCCCGAGGACATCGCCGCCGCCGCCGCCGTCGAGACCTACCTGGCCGACCTAGCGGATAGCAACGGCCTGGCCCGCCTGGACATCGTAACCGAGGTGGACGCCGCCGTTCTCGGCGACGCCGCCTACAAGATCACCTGGGACAAAGCCGAGGAGCGCGTCGCCGTCACCGCCCCAGACGTGCGCGGCCTCTTCCCCTGGCCGCACCCCACCGACCCTACCCGGTATACCCGCGTCGCCCACCGCTACACCCTCCCCCGCGAGGACGTCATCGCCCTGTGGGGCATCGCCCCACGCGACAAGACCGCCGAGATCATCGAGGACTGGACCGACGCCACCCTGGACATCTGGATCGACGGCGGCCCCGCGCCCAAGCTCACCCAACTCAACCCCTACGCCCTGATCCCCTTCGTCATCTACCCCAACACCCAGGTCCCCAAACGTTGGTGGGGCGAATCCGACGTCATCCCCCTCAAGGAGGTCGCCCAGGAGTTCAACCGCCAGATGACCCGCGTCAGCAACATCATGGAGCTATCCGGCTTCCCCATCGCCGTCCTGGAGAACGTCGACGAGGCCACCGACATCGCCGCCCTACCGGGCGCTGTCTGGGAGCTCCCCGAGCACGCCAAAGCCTACCTCCTGGACCTCCTGCAGGGCGGCGGCGTCCGCCTCCACCTGGACTACACAGACCACCTCCTGCGCGCCCTCCACGACCTCAGCGAAACCCCACGCACCGCCTTCGGCGGCACCGACCGCGACCTCTCCGGCGTCGCCCTCCAGGTCGAGATGCAGCCCCTGCTCCAGAAGGTCGAGCGCAAACGCATCATCCGCAGCGACGCCTACCGCCTCCGCGCCGCCCTCGCCCTCCGCCTATCAGACCTCTTCGCCGGCACGGAATTCACCGACTCCATCGCCCACCTCACCGCCGACTGGGCCACAATCACCCCGCCCGACCAGGCCCTTGACGCCGGCCGCGAGGTCGCCCTGGTCGGCGCCGGCATCCGCAGCCGTCAGACCGCCCTCGCCAACCTCGGCGACCCCGACCCCGAAACCGAGCTCGCCCGCGTCATCGAAGAGGCCAAGCGACTCAGCGCCCTCGCCCTCCAGCTCCAGCCCACCGCCGCCGCCAATGTCCCATAACGCCTTCCACATCCTCAAGTCGCTCGGCATCGTCAGCGAGGTCTCCACCTGCAAGCCACTCGGCTGCAAGGGCGTCAACCCCCTGGACCCCCTGCACGCCTGCAAGCCCACCGGCGCCTGGCAACCAGTACCCGTGGGCGGGACCTGAACGACCAAGATAACGGCTGGGCCAGCCGCCCTCTTCGGCGCCGGAGCGCTGCTGATCGGCCCCTTCCTGCTCGGCCCGGGGACCCCGGCTGCAGCCGCCCCCGCATGGTGGTCACCAAAACTCGGCCCCTGGGCGGCCCTCCTGGAAGCCCTGTTACGCGCCCCTTGACAGGCAGCCGCGCACCCGCTTAAGCTGCTTATCGAAATGCCTGACGCAGACGGAAACCCCACGCCCGAAGAGGCCGCCGACGCCATCGCCACCGCCCGACAGCAGCAGGCCGACGCCACCGCCCTCCAGGAACAGCTCACCCAGGCCCAGGCCCGCAACCTCGAACTCGAGGTCGCCGCCCTTCACGCCGCCAACCCCGACCTGCCCGACGCCGCCTTCACGGGCGGAGACCTTGCCGCCATCCAGGCCGGCGTCACCACCGCTAGGGCCGTCGCCGACCACATCCGCACCCAGGCCGAGGCCGCCAAGAACGGCAAGGCGCCGGCACCCGCGCCCACCCCCACCGGCGCCGGCAGCGAGCGCAAGATCGAGATGCCCGCCACCGTCCGCGGCATCGGCCGCATCGCCTTCGCCCTCAACAACCCAGGCCCAGGGATGACGGAGTAGCAGCGTGGCCCTAGCGACAATCGCCGAAGCAGATAAGTACAGTCGCACCCAGCTACTCGCTGGCGTCGTCGAAGAGATCGTCGACGCCTCCCCGATGTTCGCCTTCCTCCCCTTCGACACCGTCCTCGGTAACTCCCTCACCTACAACCGCGAGAACACCCTGGGCACCGCCCAGTTCTACGACCCGGGCGACACCTGGGTAGAGTCCACACCCACCGTCACGGCCGTCACCGCCACCCTCAAGATCGCCGGCGGCGACGCCGACCTGGACAAGTTCCTCGCCCTCACCCGCTCCAACGAGCAGGACCTGCGCGCCACCATGCTCAGCATGAAGGTGAAGGCCCTGGTTCGCAGTATCGAGAACGAACTGATCTACGGCGACGTGGTCGCCATCAACGCCAAGGGCTTTAACGGCCTCCACGAAATCCTCGGCGTCGTCACCGGCGCACAGGACGTAGTCGCCGGCGCCACCACCACCGGCGGCCCCGGCACCTTCTCCAAGCTGGACGAGATGATCGACCTGGTAAAGCCCGGCCCGCCCGACGCCCTGATCATGAGCCGTCGCAGCCGCCGCCAGATGAAGAAGCTCGCCCGCTCCCAGGGCTGGGACCTGGCGCTCTCGCAGCCCTCCGCCCTGAACCGCCCGATCAACTTCTACAACGACATCCCCATCTTCATCAACGACTTCATCACCGACACCGAGGACTGCGTGGACGGCGGCTTCGGCGGCAAGACCGGCGACGACACCTCCAGCATCTTCGCCGTCAAGTTCGGGGCCGAAGGCCTCCACGGCATCGACGGCGGCCAGGGGATCACCATCGAGGACGTGGGCAACCTGGAGACCAAGGACGCCAGCCGCATCCGCGTCAAGTGGTACATGTCCCTGGTCCTCATGTCCACCAAGGCCCTGGCCCGCCTCTCCGGCGTCGACACCCAGGACTGGACGAACTAAACGTGGCCCTCACCGAAGCCACTCCCCGCAAGCGCGTCGTCACCGCCATCGGCCCCAAGTTCAAGGTCGCGCTCTCCGGGACCGTCATCGCCGGAGACCTGATCGGCTACTCCTCCGGCTGGAAGCGCGCCCTCGCCACCGTCGGCACCGCCATCCAGAGCAAGCTCATCGCCCTCGAAGGCGGCGTCTCCGGCGACACCATCGAGGTGTGCCGCGAGGCCGTCATCGACGGCTTCACCAGCGGCACCGCCGGCGGGCTGCTCTACCTCGAAGAAGGCGCCGGCGTCGGCGGCGGCTACACCGAGACCGCACCGGCCACCACCGGCGACGTTAACACCATCATCGGCTACATCCTCACCGCCACCTCCGTCTTTGCCGCACCCAGCGTCCGCGCCGGCTCAGTCGCCTAGGAGCGCACAGTGGCCGGCGTCTACTGCCCCCGCTGCCAGAGCAGCGTCAAGCTGGAGCAGGACGGCCAGAGCTGCAGCAACTGCGGCCGCCAGCTCGTAGTCCCAGCGCCCATCGACCAGCCCCGCCCAACCGAGGGTCTCACCACACCGCCACCGCCGCCACCGAAGCGCGCCAGACGCGCCAGGAAGCGCGTCAGGCGTCCCACCACCAAGCCCGCGGCCTAGTAGAGAGGAGCGCGGCTAGGTGCCGACCACCCTCGCCACCATCAGGGGCCGCCTCCAGACCGTCCTTGATGACGCCGCCGCCGCCGTCTGGACCACCGCCGAGCTCGACCAGCACATCCAGGACGCCCTCCGCGACCTCTCCCACCGCATCCCCCGCGAGCGCACCACCATCGCCACCACCGCCAGCAGCCGCGACGTAGCCCTAACCACGCTCACCGAGCGCGTCCGGCTCGTCGCCGTTGAGTGGCCCACCGGCAGCGACCCCAAGTCCTTCGTCGACTTCTCAGTCTGGGGCGACACCCTTCGCATCGAGAGCGCCGCCGTCCCAGACGGCTCCAACTGCACCATCTACTGGCAGAGCCTCCACAGCATCAACGGCACCGACACCCTGCCCGAGGACTACGACGACGCCCTAGTCCACGCCGCCGCCGCCCGCGCCTGCGACCAACAGGCCGCCGACACCACCAACGTCCTGACCACCGGCGGCCCCGGCTCTATCGCCGACTGGCGGCGACTGGCCGCCCACTTCCGCGCCCGCTACGAGGAGCGCGTCACCCCCCGTCGCGGCATCCGCCACAAGCGCCTCTACGCCCCGGCCGAGCCCACCGCCACCCAGAACACCGACCCCGGACCGTAGGCCCATGCGGTCAATCTCCGGCACCCTGGCCACCGCCCAGAAGGCCGCCGTTCGCCGCCCTTACCTCCGCGTCATCGTCAGCGATCGCCACGCCAACATCCGCCGCCTGCGCTGGACCCAGTGGTACGCCGGTGCCGAGCCCGACAACGGCCACGCCGCCATAGTCGCCGCCGACGGCAGCCTCATCCGGGCGCGCTTCGACGGCACCACCCTCTACCGATCACGAGTCACCACCCCCACCAGCGGCAGCACCTACAGCTCCTGGACGACCTGGACACCGCCCGTCACACCCAAGGCCAACCTCATCGCCTTCGCCAAAGCGGGCTCTACCCTCTGGGCGTTCATCATCAACAACGCCGCCGACACCCAGGTCTACGCCTCAACCAGCGCCGACAACGGCGCCACCTGGAGCGCCTTCACCCTCCAGTTCACCCACGTCAGCACCGTCAAACAACTCGCTGCCGCCGGTAAGTCCGACGGCAACGTCGTCGCCGTCATCGTCAACGCCACCGACGACCTGGACGCGCAGCGCTGGAACGGCGCCACCTGGAGCAACGTCGCCGGCCCCACCACCCCCACCTTCAACGGCGTCGCCGTCTTCCACTCCGGCGACTGGAACATCATCGCCACCGACGAGGACACCGCCGCCGCAGTCCCCGTCCAAGAGCTAAGGCAGTACCTCTTCGGCGACGGTTTCAGCCAGGCCGCCAACACCTGGAGCGCCGCCAAGGTCCTCCAGTCCGCCGTCACCGCCGCATCACTCCTGTTCCGCTCGCCCTCACTCGGACGCCCCGACGTGTTCCGGGCCACCTTCCGCCAGCAGTTCACCGGCAGCGTCGCCTACGACCGCACCCACCAGACCTACCAGCCCGCCACCGCCGCCTTCGCCGACGCCCTCTGGCGCGAGCCCGTCCCCCTAAACATCGTCGCCGCCTTCGGCGTCGCCATCTCCTACGACGCCACCCAGGTTTTCCTCACCACCGCCCGCTACGTCTACCAGGCCTCCCTCGCCGACGGCGCCACGGACCTCACGGACCGCGTCATCAGCGCCGACCTCCACGAGACCGGCGGCCCGCCCGCCCTCTCCGAGATCGTCCTGGACAACGCCGACTTCACCTATCGCACACCCGGTAGCGGCGCCGGCGCCGCCCTCACCAAAGGCGCCTGGATCACCATCAGCCCCGGCTACGTCACCACCGCCGGCAACGAGTTCTCCGCAGGCCCCGCCTACTACGTCGAGGGCTTCCGCCACACCTACGAGGGCGGTCGCGCCCTCCTCAGGATCAGCCTCGGCTCGGCCTGGGGCCACCTCGCCCGCCATCGCTTCCCCCGCGCCGTCGAGTTCGCCGCCGCCGCCAACAACGTCTTCGGCCAGCTCCAGCACCTACTCGCCCGCGTCGGCTACGAGCTATCCACCGACGGCGCCAGCTCCGCCAGCGCGAACCTCTACCCGCCGCTCGCCCTGCCGCCCGGCACCTCCGCCCTCACCGCCGTCAGGCGCGTCCTGGAGCGCGTCCCCGACCGACTGTTCGCCCGCGGTGAGTTCCTCTTCCTGAACGAACCCCTGGCCGCCGACACCGCCGACGCCACATACTCCCGCCCCCTCGCCACCTACGACCAGGAGATCACCGCCGCCGACTACGGCGACACCCTCAAGGACGCCAACCACGCCCAGGTCTTCGTCGACGCCGACGCCACCATCGTCGCCGAAGACGTGGACTACACCGAGACCGCCCTTCTCTACTCCGCGCCCCGTCAGCGCGCCGACCCCTTCCTCACGGCCGGCGCCGACGCCACAGCGCGCGCCGCCGCCGAGCAACGACGCCAAACCATCGAAACCACACGCGGCGACCTGATAACCGCCCCCGTCCACTGTGGCCTCGAGGTCAACGACGTGATCGCCCTAAACGACGACCG